ACTAACATTCAAAATCTCTAAAAGTTCATTAGCATCAATTTCCCTCTGTAAATTTTTTTTAAATTTTAAAGAATTTTTTAAATACTAATTATGTCTATTTGCCTTGACCAACGTACTTTTTTTTGTATGCATTTTGACCTTTTGATGCATTTTTAGAATGAACACCAGGTCGCTTTTTTTTTGTCTTTTTGTAATGAATATAACCAGCCCTAGCCATTATTTATTTTCTTTTATGGCGCTTCCGTAGTAATAGCCGAAGATACTCAAAATTATGCCTTGAATGATGCCCACTAAATTTATAAATATTTCTTTATTCGATGCTTGAACTTCTAAAAATACAACGGCATATATCATAAAACAAAAAGCACCTAAACCCACAATTCCTACAAAAGCATGCATATAATCTGTTTTACCTGTCTTAGCAATTTCAACTTCTCTTTTTCTTGCAGAATCTCTATCAGCAACTTCTAATTCATATAGTTCTTTAATATGAGAATGTATCATCTCTTTATCTTCTGGTGTTATTGTTTCATCTTTAGCTACTAAATTTTTTACTATTCCAAGCACACCAGCATCAGGTAATAAATCACCAGCAACACCTAAAATGTTTGGTGCTATGTTACCAATCAATTTTCCAACCTTTGTGTCTTTAAATTTTTTCTTGGGTTTACTCATTAGTTATAAACTTTAAAATGTATAACAAATAATAATAAATATATATTTAGTTCAGCAAAATCATTAACTTCATCTATTGGATAATATTCAACTCCAAATAATAATCCATTTGGTTGTAATGCTATTCCCCAATCCATTCGCTTATTTCTTTATATTCTTCTTTGGCATTAAAACAAGGACATACTTTTTTATCTGTAAAATCATTATGACCATAAACAACAGAATCAGGAAATGAATATTTTAAATCCATCAATAAATTAAATAAAGAATCTTTTTGCTGTTCTGTTCTTGTATCAATCCACTCATTCATGTCTTTGTCCATTCCACCAACATAAGCAATGCCAATACTATCTCTATTATGTCCACCAACATGCGCACCTATTTTATTTATAGGTCTGCCCTCTTGTACTGTGCCATCTAACTTAATTAAATAATGATATCCAATATCTGACCAACCATTGCCCTTAACATGCCAATCTCTGACATCTTCAATATCAAAATTTTTAAACTCTGGTGTTGCTGTACAATGCACAATTAATTTATTAATCTTTCTCATTCAGTTGTTTGCCTTCTGTAATTGATTTTAGATGAATTTATTAAATCTTGGATTTCATTATATGATATTGATATTTTTAATGAAATACCACCATCCCATCTACCAATAACATGATTGTCTTTATAAATAAATATAGTTGGTACTGATTTTATTTGATTTCTTATGGATGGTTTTTGGTCCTCTAATAAAACTTTTACTATTCTAGCACCTTTTATTTTAGATAAATCTTTATAATCATTCTTAGAATTCCAAGAACTATTAATATGTAAAATTGTGTAATCTTGACAATAGCTATTTGCAGTTACAAGAAGAACAATTAGGACAATCAGCTTTTTCATTTTTGTATGATTTCATATAACTTTTCATCTATTTTATCAAGTTTTTCTGAATTACTATTAACTTTTTCCTCAATACTAATTATGCTAGACCTCACCAATTCGTCCTTGAGGTCGAACTCAGTTCTACTTAATTCAGGTTTTGGCAACTCTTTAGCTAATTCAATTTCTTTATTTAAACTAAAATACATTCCAGCCAAAGATATAGCGCCAGCAATAATGATTCCGATGCTTTTTAAATCCAGTTGTACTTCTGTTCCCTCACTTATTTTTTGTGCCATATTAATTAACTTGTTTGTTCAACTTTTACTCTTAATTCAATTATTCCTTTAATGTATGTTGCATCAGCTTGGTCCTCTTGTGTATAATTTATACTTGCAACCTCTACACCATAAACATTAAAATTATCTGAACTTAAATCAAAATAACCTGATGACCTAGTTCTCAGCAAAGATAAGCAATCATTTACAATAGAATTAGCTTGTAAATCTCCACCAGCATCAGCACTAAATCTAGTGTTTACCTCTATTCTTGTTATAGTATCTAGCATAAATTTATCAGCATTTTGATTAATTTCATTTGTGCTTAATGAATAAATCCATATATATGAATTTTGGTTGATTGTTGTTGGCACTCTATTATATACTGGTATTGTTTGAGCATTATAAGTTATATTGCCATTTAAAGCATTATAAATTTTAGCCCTAATATGATGCATTGCTTCTCTCATGTTCTCTTTATAGTTTGAAATTTATTGTTCATTTTTTTTTCAATATCTCCAGCTGCATCTCTCATACTATTAAAAAAATATGGCTGTGGTGATTGTTTACTAGTGCCAAATTCAACAAAACCAGCATAACTCATACCAGCTTCCACATAAATGCCTTTCTTATCTCTTTCAGCAACAATACTTCTTTTTAAATCCCCTGTTTTAACAGGAACTCTGCCTTGAGCATATCTAACAGCAACAGCAGCAACATCCTGAGCAGTTTTATCAAAATCAACAGTTCCAAATTTTCTCAATCTGTTCATTTTCATTTTAAATTTTTTTTGGTCTGATAAATTAGGTTTAAAACTAGTTTTCATATTAAATCAGTTGCTATAATTTTTACATATTCATCTTTAACAACTTCAAAAACATCATTCACTCTATAATTAGAAGATACATTATCAATGCTAAATATAAAATCTGTATTGCTTATTTCATCAAATGCCTTTTTTCTTATGATAACTTCCACTTCTTTATATTTTGACCTAGCACCATTTTCCATTTTTAATTCACCCTTTTTATATTGAACATCACCCCAAACAGTTAAATCTGTTGCAGAACTACTGTTAAAACCACCATAACCATCAGCAGCTTTTGTTAAATATTTAACTTTAATTCTATTGTTGAATTTGCCTGGATTCATTAAACAAACATATTTTTATATGTATTCAAAATAACTCTTGTTTCACTAGGAATCATATCTCCAGATTTGCCTTCTACATAATCATGTCTGTTATCATATAAAGTCGTGGCAAATTGTTTTATTGCTTGTTGCAATAATTCATCATCTAATCCTGTTGTGATATATGTAACTTTAACTTTCTCAGCTGGTCCATCTAAATCAATAGTTTCATTATCTAATCCTTGCATTGTGTAATCTGTTACAGCTGTTCCATCAATAGTAACAGAAGAAATACTAGCAATAGGTCCAAAAGGAATGTCAAATATGCCATTAGTTTCATCTAGATAATAGGTTCTATTTTTAGCAACAATATCTCTTGATATATAATTTTCGCACCAGATTCTAGCTTGTTTAATTATAATACCAATTAAAGTATCATCAGCACTTGTTGAAATTCTTGCATAATCTTTTAATTCAGATGTTGTAATAATTTCAGAACCAGTTGTTGAATTAATCTTTATCTGCCTCATTTTTTGTTTCTTTAGAAATCTTTAATTCTTTAGTTTCTTTTTTTACTTTGACTTCTTTTTTAATTTGTTCACCCCAACCTTTGGAAATATATTTGCTTAAACTAGATTCTTTGATTTCTATAATCTCACCAGCTTGAATTTCTTTTCCTTCGATTAGCATGTTACATAGTAATTTAATTTTCATAACTAATTTTTTTTGTAAAGATAAAAAAAAAGTGCCACTAGGTTTGGACTAATGGCACTCAGAGAACTCAGAAAATACTATTTATGAAATAAGAGCAAAGTTATTAAAATTATTTTTAAGTTTTCCGTTCTTATTTACTTTCATTGATTTTTGACCTATATTTTTGATAATAAAAAACCCTTGATATTCTTCATGCCATATAGCAAAGTAATCTACATATTTTTGACTATAACTTTGGTCTCCAACTCTCCTTAAAGTAATTTGCATTATTCCACCATGTCTATACCTATCCTTGCCCATAAATTTAATTTGGATTTTAAACATCTTGCCATCTTTTTCTAAAATGCAATCATATTTACTTGCATCTAATAATGGCATAGATACATTGAAACCTTTTTCAATAGCTGTTGTTGCGAAAAGATACTCTGCATAGCACCCTTTCTGATTAGGTGTCATAAGATAAAGTTATAAAAAAAAAGAGGGAGAAATAAATCTCCCCCCTTTCCACAATAAACAAATAACACTATTATGAAAAATAGTTCTTTTTTACAATTTCTTGTATTTCGTTATATTTTTTAAGTATATATATTTTTTTAATAGGTGGTATTTTATCCCAGGTTTCTTCCCCAATAATAGAGTAAATAAAAAGGTCAGTATCATCAATCATTTCTTTATTATTCATTTTCTTTTTCGTTTGCATATAATAGTGCTGAACCTAAAAACAAGAACACTAAACCTGTTAATAAATCATCAATAACTAACAAAGACCTTATTGATAAAAACAATAATACACCCCCAGCAATATGTCCTAATTTCTTATCGTGTTTCTTCATTTGATTTTGTTTTTACTTTGTTTACAGTTTTACTTTCGCTTAGTTTTCTAAGCATTCTATTTACTT